CTTCTGCTCCAGCTTCTGCCTTTTCGGCTGCTTCTCTTTGCTGCATTAGTTTAATGTTAGAAATTTCCTGGTCGTTAAATTTACTGATCTTTCTATATAACCATTCTCTTGGTAGGTATAAGTTTCCTTTTTCGTCGGCCATTTGAAGTGCTGCCTGAATTACGTTAAACTTACTAGTTAATGTCTCTAACTCTTGTATTTCGTAAATTTTGGATGGCGGAGTTAGCAAAATTCGGAAATCATGCATATCCTGAATAGTAAACCTCTTGAAGGCTAACTCAACAACTGCCAGTTTTTCTAGCCCTTTAATAACCTGTTTTTGTATTCTTTCAATAGTTTTAGCAAATCTTACATCCATAGCTGATAGAGAAGTTCTGGCTACATCACCAGTTAATTCTCCAGTCAGATAGGCCATTGGGATTCTCATCGTTCTAAGTATTTTCTCTTTAAAGTATCTAACGTCGTCTATCTCACCTAATTGCTGACCACCTGGTAAATAATCGATAGTAATACCTGTACCATCAGGTCGTCTGGGTAGGAAGAAGTCATCGTTAATAGATAGTGGATTAGCATTATAGTTTATCTCACCGCTTGTAGGGTCAATCCATGGAGTTTTTCGATATCTAGTCTTGACATCTTCAACTCTCTTCATTGCCTCTCTATAGGGTAAGTTTCCAACTGGAATACCAAATACTCTTCTTTCAGGAGCTCTACTTATCCTGTAAATCAACATAGCATCTTCAATCAACTTCATTTGCTTGAAAGTCAATCTTCCAGGTTCTAGGATCGATTTACCGTAAGGTTCAAACTCTTTATCGTCTAATCTGAAGTGAATCATCTGCCACGGCTTTAATATGAACTCGGAAGCTTCAGCAGAGCTGTAATAAGTGGCAGAAGTAGGAGTTCTATAGTCGGGTACAATTTTGACTACGAACTCTATCAAGTTTCCATCCTTCTCTCTTCTTATTACGAATTGAGGTGGAATAAAACGCATGTATTTGATCTTTTTAGGGTTAGTATAGCTATCGGGTATTACTTCGTAAAACGCATCACCATATTTACAAGTGTTGAAAACAATGTGCCAAAGTATAGAGTTCATATCTAGAGATTTGAACCACAAATCGTGCATGGTGTCTGAAATCTCTTGGTTGTCAGATTCAGTCTCTATAACCTCATCGTCTTCATTATATAGTGAAGCATCGTCTGCATAAAGCTCTAAGCCGCCGTTTAATTCTGGTACATAGGTCATTTGCTCATACTCTCTGTACCTTTGTAATCTGCTTTGGTCTATAACGGTAAGGTTCTCAATTGATGTTCTGTAAGCGCCAAATGCAAAAGATGATTCGTCGGGTCTCTTTTCATTAAGAGTTATGAGATCTTTTACCCTAGTGATGTTAATTCTATTGAAGTATTGTTGTATAGTTTCAGAGCGTTTCTCTATCTCTTTTGTACGACTAGCCATTGTTGCTCCTGTCAAACCAGAAGTCTTCTGGTAGCCCAAATAGTCTGTTCAGCCATACAACAGAATAACCCTTCCAGATAAACTCTTTAGACATATTTAAAATCTCAGTTACCAATTTTAAGTCCTCTGATTCTTTTCTTCCCGAATATCGTATAAGATATTCTTGTCGGATTAACGCTATCCTATCGTGTCTGTTATATTTGATGACTAGTAAGGGCTCTTTATCAACAAAACTAGCATCATGCTGAACTTGGTCGATCCACTCATTCCAATTTGATTTCTCAGACAACAGCTCCCAGAAACTAATATCAGCATAGAATTTGTGCTCAACCACAAAATTGAAGTCGGAGGGAGTGATCAGATCACTCACTAAAGTGATCTTAGCTTCCCAGGGTAGATTCTTGGCAGCCTCCTGATTTTTACCGCCAGTATGAGCACCAGAGCTGGGAGTTCTCTTAAATCGACCCTCCCCAAACTTTTCACACAACAAATGGACGAGTTCTAACTCGCCCCTATTGCCCTTCTTTTTAGAGTTAGCCATATTAAACCCCTTTAAAATATATTATCAAGTTACTTCACAAGAATCTTTTCTAGCTGTTCTTCTATAATCTGATTCGCTCCGAAAATATTCTCTGACATCCAATGCACAAACTTTACAGTTTCGTCTTTGTTCAAAGACTTGACTACGTCTTGAACATTTTCATATTTGGTGAGCTTTACTTGCCTATTTAGTTCGTTCTTAACTAAATCGGAACTTTCGTAGACTCTTTTAATAAGGAGCTTCAGATTAACTTCGCTCAAGTTTTCTAGATACTTAGCGGTTTCCTCGTTGAGAGTATAATTTAACTCCTTGAAAAAGTCGAATAATGTCATTGCCATAACTGTCTCCTATAATAAAGAGTATTTCAGATTTATCTTTCGTCATGCCTTCAAATCGTTGTATATAGCTTTGATTAGTGCGTATTTACCTTTCTTATTCAAAGCTTCGTTTAGTTCCACTAAGAAGCGAAAATCGACCCAAGGCTGTGGTGCTTCGAACCGAAATACCGCTTCAGGCCTATAACCTAATGGTGTATAATTGACTTTGCAGGTCCACCATCTGATATAAGTCCCGAGCATCTTGTCGCCCCAACAGTGTATCGAGAACTTACCATCTAGAAAAGTATATTCTTTGAATCCTCGCTTGGCTCTAGCTTTCGTTACGTTGTTTTTGTTGAGGATCATTTCATTAACTCCGCGTAATCTTCCCACTCCATGCCGTATCCCTCTTTGACAAATTTCCTAGCTTCTTCCTCTTTTGTGAATATTATCTCTTCTTCAACTTCTTCAGCTTCTGTTTGCGTCATTCCTACAGTTTGCGTACCTGTAGCAAATCCGAGGAGTTTAGTATGATCGTTGCCGTATTTTAGTAAATAGGACAAAAACATAAGAGGCATGATTAAGTCATCATTGTAGCCAATGCTAGCAGTTGGTTTGCCGTTATGCCATATGAAAACTTGAAGTTCATCTAAAGTTCTTTTGCTATAAATCTTGATTACTCCATTTTCGAGATTGTACATGAACTCGTCAATCATCAATTTTTTGTTGGCAGGGCCAGTATGGAAACCTCTGTAAGCTTTTTTCTTAAACTCATAAAATACATTCTGATAAGGATCGTCTTCACTAGCATAGACTTCGTTAAAAACAGATTGGCCCTGATTAGTCTCTATTACTACATAAGCCTGATTGTAATATTTAGCAACTTGCTTAATAAGTTTTCCAAACGCTTTAGTATCAATTTGCGCCTTGTATTCAGCTACTTGTTCTAAGGTGTCGTCTCTAAAGATTTGCATGGTACTATAGTCTTTGCCCGAGCCAGAGGCAACGTCCGAAAGTAGAGTGTAAGTAATATCGTCAACTGGAGTCTGAATTATTACTAATCCTGGGACTTTTTCTCTATCATTCAAATATCCGTCGAATAATGGTTCTTTCAAACCAGTTTCTATTTCTTCGAGAGTGTTAGTACTTATAACAGTATTTCCAGAACCTAAGAATCTAGATATGATTTCCTGATTAAACTTACGAGGTCCCAAAGCCTCATACATCTTTTTAAGCCAAGGCCACTCTTCAGCAGGTGCCTTGGTAAATAAAGCTTTCTCTTCCTCAACAGCTACGAATTCATCAACTAGAGCTTTCCAATAAGCCTCGTCCCCACCCGTCTTGAGCATTCTGATTGTTAGGTTTTTTTGGATCTCTTTTATTTTTTCTGAGCCTAACTGACCTTCGATCCAAGCAACATCTTCACTTTCTATTTTTTCTAACCAAGGGTTATCTCTGCCGGGGAATTTCCACCAGGGTATATAAACAGGAGTGAAACCGTTTTCATTAGATTCTGCTTTGAGCCAATTCTGGTGATAGAAGTTTCCAACTCCGTTAGAAGTAGAGATTATGAGGCATTGACCGCCAGAAACAGAAAGAGATGGAAAAGCAGACGACCAGATTTCATCTGCGTAAGGCATGAATGCCGCCTCATCTAATATCAAAAGAGAAGCTGTAATACCTCTTCCTGCATCTGGTGATTGAGCCCTTACCTCCATTCTAGAGTTGTTAACTAGTTTAAGAGTGGTCATATTCTGACCATCTCTTGTGGGTAGAGTTTTCAAAAAAATAGGCAATCTATCATAAGTGACCATTGCCTTCTCTTTGAAATCTTGAGCATCTTTTCTAGTTTTAGAAATGATGAGTACAAACTGGGCTATATTGAAGTTGGCTCTCCAGAGAGCGTACAAACCAGATATGACAGAAATACCAACTTGCCTGCATTTTCGGAAAATAACATATCTATTGTCTAAGAGGGCTGGAAAAACTAGTTTCTTTTGAAAAGCGTAGGCTTTGAATGCAAAGACTCTTTTGTTGGCGGGATCTAGAATATAACCATAGTTGTCTGCGAAATAGTGAAAGTATTTTTTGCAAAGGTAGAATTCTGATAGAGGGTCTACTATTTCTTTTATGCCGTCGTTGTACTCTACTTCAACATATTTTTCAGAAAGTGGTATCTTATCGACATCTTCTGACAAGCCGAATTCAATTACCTTTTCGCGTAATCTTTTAATAACATATTCTTTCTTTTCGGCTTTGTCCATATCATATTATGTTGCTTGCATTCTAGCGATTTGAGCATCAAGCTTGTTCATATTCGCTTCTACCTGCTTCAGTTGGTTCTGAAGCTTAGTTCTTTGTATAGTCAGTGTTGCCTTTTGCCTTTGCAGAGCATTAACTGCAACGACTTCTGTAGGACTCAAATCTTCTGCAGCAACCTCGTCGTCTTTGAACTTTCCATCTTCGATGAATTCTATTTCATCTTTGAATTCTTGGTAAATGTTATTTCTTTTGACCATCTAATTGCTCCAGTTCCCTTAGAACGTCTCCTAGACCGCTCATAAAGTCTTTCTCTTTTTGACTAGAAGCACCAACAGTTTCATCTATCGGTTTCTCTTTTTTATCCATGACCGCTTCTGTCATTACAGGTTGTTCTTCGTCTTTGTGAAGAAAATGTCCGCTTCTTTTAGTGACTTCGTTTAATTTCTTCTTCTCATCCCAGTTGACTATATCGACTCTTCTGCGTTCTATATTACCTATTATTTCTAGACAATCTTCTACTAAGCTAGGGTCAAGTGGATTTATATTTCTAGTATAGAAATTCTCGTTTAAATCTTCCTTTTTCATTTCTTTACTCCTAGCAGTTGTCCTATTTTCTCAGCTAATCCAGTAGAAAGTCTATAAGTTACTGATGGCACCTGTTTTCCTTTGAATTGCATAGGTTGTACATCTGATGTTATAACTACGGTACCATCTGCTCTGAATTGCAAATCTACAGGTGCTTTGTCTACCTGAAAATCTTCGTAATTCAAATTCTTCCTTATCCAAGCAACTACTTCTTTTATTGCTGCTCGCCAAGTTGGCTCCTTCACTTCGTCAAAAGTTTGTTGCTTACCATCTAGTTCGATTCTCAGTCCATATTTGTCGGTGGCAGTAGGCTTAGTAATTTCAACGTTCCTTTCGTTTAGATTATCTAGAAACTCGTTAAGAGTTTTATTCATCCTCTTTGTCCTCCAGCTCTAACGATTTAATCATGTCGTTAGTGTCCATTCCCGTCCTTTTCCCATGCAATGCTGTATCTACTCGATCGAGCATTTCTCTTTTGATTTCAAAAGACAACTTCTTTTCTATTATTCTAGCCTTCAACTTAAGTATTTCAATTAAATTATTAACTGACATCTCCCTAAGTTCTAGAGATTTGGCCAGCGCCATTCTTGTATCACCTCTACTATCACCTTTAGTGATTAGTTCTTGATAGTAACTATAAAGATCATCGGCTTTCCGTCTATCATCTTCAGAATAAGCTATGATGTTCTTAGCAACTTGATCGAGACTAGCTATCTCTTTTTGTGAAAGCTGTAGATCTTTATCTTCTGGCATATTACATATCCGTGCTTGGTGTTTGAGCCGCGTAAATAGTTACTGTGTTCGCAGCAGCTACAGTCA